CTTGTACAATTAGTGCAGGGTTAGTGTTAAACATGCTGAAGTCATCTATTGGTTGCTGATCACTGTCATCCATGCCAAACTCTGGAAAGTAAGCATGACCAACTACCATAACTTGTGCTCTGCTAATTTGTTGTCCTAGCGGGCTGTCTGCACGAACATGATAGGCCGTTTCACTTTTAGGATTAGGAGCAAAGGTATAAATGCCTTGCTTGTCTACAGGAGGACGTTTTAAGAACAGTCCATCTGCGTAGACAAATCCCACAAAGTCTTTTGGTGTTGCACGATCAAACAGCGGATATAAGTTAGCAAACTGTTGTGCAAATGCCTGTCTTGCTTTTACTTCTTCTGGACTTTTTGGCTTACCACTTTGATTGGCAATAAAATCAGCCACTGCCTCTGGACTGTCTGTCATTGCACCACGACTCCATCCATTGTGTCCTGCTAGTACTAATGGTCCACCTTTTTCTGCACGACCCCAATAGATCTGGGGATTACCATCCCATTTCATACGAATAGTTTTACTACCAGCTTCAGTAGTAATTTCTTTTAGGTGTTCCAATGCTTCCATAGTGCCCTTGCTACCGTGGAAGAACACTAAATCTTCTAAGTGATTAAAGGCACGACCTAGTTTCTTTTTAGCAGCTTCTTCAGCTTCTCTTAGAAATTCATTTGCTCTCATTAGCAGTTCCACTTTCTTAATGCCAGTGCTTTACGAGTAGGTTTGCCGTTAGGTTTCTTCATTGGTCCCTTGACTCCGCCCATTCTAGCACAGAATGATTTTCGGCGTTTTGCGGCCTTACTGCCTTTTTTAAGTTTACTAGGTTTTGTAGTTACTGCCATTTGTAGTTTGCTACCCGGATTCTCTCTACGATAACTGGCAACACCTTTGGCATTGAGTCCACCCTTTTTACTTTTACCTGCACTGCGGCGCCATGCGGCAGTTTCTAATAATTCGTTGTCATCAACACTGTCAAAGTCTTCCCAAATGACATCTGGATCAACTCCGTGTTCTTCGGCTAGTCGTTCAACTAGATCTTCAATAAGATCAAACTGTTCATCTAAGGTTAATTCTTCTTTAATCTTTTCGCAGTCATTTACACGCTTACCGGCATTTTTACCAGTGCCTGGTTTCGTACCAACCTTACGATGTCCAGGCCAGCACTTCTCTGGGCCTGCTACTGATTCTGTTAAAATTTCGTATATTTTCATGTTAGTCTATCCATAAAATTACGGAACCATTCGTTAGTTCCCACTGCGTGTTTAGGTTTGCGCTCTGCCCAATTCTTGTCTTGTTTAACATGTGCTAACAATGCCTGTGCTTGATCATCTGGTAGGCTGGACATGATAGCTTCTACTGAGTCAATGTTGTCACCAGTAGCATCTGGACCAATTAATACACGGGCAATATCATCCCAGTCATCTGCAACTAACTCACCTTTCTTGTTTTCAGGAGTACGGGCAAATAGTCCTTGCCAAGCTGAGTACATGTAGCCTTTGCTTTTTGCTAATTGTGCTAACATTAGTTGCTTGCCTACACCTTTGTATGTAGAACCTTTAGGAATCTTGTGCTGGTGATAGCGGCTAACTTTAGCCACATTAGGAATAGTTTCAAGATCAACTTGATAGAACTCATCACCTACTGGCAGGCGTACGAATACATTAACACCAGCTTGGCGCACTTGGAATCCACGATCTTGTACAAAGACAGCTAGGGCTTTACGTGCGTCTTTGTCATCATTTGTTTTAAACTTGGCTTTAACTTCGTCTAGGTCAACTTGCAGATCCATGTCACCACTCATTTCACCGGGTGTAGGAGTATGTGCGCTGCCAATGGCCACACTGTTTAATCCTAATGGGCCTAGAATAGCATCCATCTTGGCTTTCATTTCCGGAGCTAGTTTCTGGTCGAACTCTTTAGTGTCCGGAAATATTACATTCTTACTCATTGCCTTTGCTTTCCTGTATTTTTTTCATGCCACGTTTAAATTTAGCTGGCTCGCTAGTGCGGATAGCATTGATAAATCGTCGCTCTAATTCGGCTGCTGTTTCTAAATCGTAATTTTCTCGAATAAGCGTTAGCAAATTAATAGCAGATTCTATTAAATTACTGCCACGGCTTTCAATTACGCGATCTTTGTCACGACTAATGCCCAAATCGCTTATTTCTTGCAGAATCGACCTAGTACTTTTACGCATAAACCCTTAAATCCTTTTGTATATTTAACCTTTTTGCAAAGTAAAATAAAAATGTTGCAGTGCCAGGCAAAAAAGACTAAATATATTAGTAGAAACACTAATAGTGTAAACCATTAGTAACTACATACACTTACACTAAGATTATAACATGAAATACATATCAGAGCAAATGATTAGGATAATGGAACGTCTATCCGAAATGTTCCCAGGTTCTAGTTACCAAAGCCGCTTAGATGCGTATCTAAGCACCAAAGGCATTACCGATGCCGCACAGTTGGAAACTTACATCCGACAATTTAATTCTCAAAAGGAAGGATATTTATGAAAACAATTACAAACGCAATTTGGTCATTTTTACAAGCATTTGGGCAAGCCCGTGCTGCCGCAAGTCTTGCTCGTCAAGGCCGTATAGAAGAAGCTAAAGCTATATACGGAAACTAAAATGGAATTAGCAGCAATTCAGATTATAATATTTGGGTTAATAATTCTAGTGTATATGGCAGAGGAGTTTAATAAATGAACTTCCTAGATACATTAGTAATGTTGCTACGCTGGCGGCAAGAAGGGTGGGAAGTACATCCTTGCATTGATACTGAATTCAGCGGCTGGTTCTAAGCTGATAAATATTGGCATGAAATTAGTGTACATACACGGTGCCAATGCCACCAGCGAGAGCTTTAACTATATCAAAAGTAAACTAGGCGACGGGCTAGACATCAACTACGATAGCCGCAATGGGTTTGAAAATAACCTAAAAGACATGCAGTCAACACTGCAAGCCCATAAAGACCTAGTGTTTGTTGCACATAGCCTGGGCGGCATCTATAGCCTGCATCTAGCTAACTCAATGCCCAACGCCGTTAAGGGTGCTGTAACATTGAGTACACCATATGGCGGTGCAGAAGTAGCAGACTATGCTCAATACTTCTTGCCGTTTAGCCGACTAATGCGCGACATTGGTCCTAGTTCGTGGGTTATGAAGCAGGCAAGCCGTATTAAGATACAGCATCCTTGGACTAACATTGTTACTGTAAAGGGTCAAAGTCCGTTTATGCATGAGCCTAATGACGGTGTAGTAACCATTGCTAGTCAGAAGCATCATGAGGACATGGAACTAGTAGAAGTAGAGTATAACCACTATGAGGTTGTGCTTAGTGACGTAGTGGTTAAACTTATTAAAGAACGAGTAAACAAGTTCAGAAAATAAGTTGCTTTTTTATCACAAAGCATATATAATAGTACATAGAGAAAAAGAAGTATCTATGTTAACAGACATTACACACAGGAGATTATTATGTCAGAAATTTTTACAGCACCAAAGCTACCAGAAGTTAAATTCAACAAAAACGGCTACGAAATCCGTACAGACATCTTGGGCATGGCTAAAAGCCTAGTACAAGAAGACTTTCATGCTAAATTTCAGGGCTGGGAATTGACTGCTACTCGTGACGAGAAGACTGGTCAAATCGTTAGCAAGGTTGAAATGCCAAGCTATCCAGGATTGGAAAAAGTATTAGAGACAGCTGAAAAGATGTACGCATTTGTCAATGCTGGCGCAAAGAAGTAATTTAAAATTACTCAAACAAAAGGACTCTTCGGAGTCCTTTTTCTATATTGTTTTTTCAGTATACTCTGCTTTGTTCCAACCTATTAGAAACTTAGCTTTCCAATCATTTTGTTCAAAGCCTTTTAGATGCTGCCACTGGTCTCTGTGTTGCCAAACTTTATTAGCGGCGTCTTTCCAGTCTGTGTGACGCACTATGTGGTCAAAGTGTAACATACGTTTACTAAAATAATCGTAATCGTAATGATCGTACTCTATGTGTATAACTTCAAATATCTCTCCGTTGTGTACAGCATCTAAGGCAAAATCAAACCCCCATTTTGGTCGAGTTTTAATCAGTAAGTCTGCCTGCGGTGTGTATGTTTTAAAGTGTTTGAGTTGTTCTAGTGCTTGTTGTTCATATCCGCATCTACACAAAAACATGCTGTGATCTAAAATCAAATTACAATCTTTTGCGGTTAATTCAAACCAAGGTTCTTGCCAGCAGCAGTGATTTAATAATGGATGATTGATAGGATGCCCCATGGTTGCGTAAAATTTACGCTCGGCTTGATTAAGTTCAAATCCATCCTTGTCATAATAGAAAAAATCCTGTTTATCTAAATCAGCTACAGGTTTAGAACAAACAGGACTAGACATTAAATGAATGTCATATCTAGTAAACATGTTATCTATGCATTCCAAAGTTACCACTCATACGGACCTGTTCGATATCATTCTTTTTAGCATAGTTATCTACACGCATGGCCAATTGAAAATCTAATATTGTTAATCCTTTAACATCAAACGTAGATGTTTTCACAGTAACTTCTGCTACATCCTGAGTTACTTCTGCAAAGTGATCCATTTTTTCGCATAGTTGATTGACCCAACTAACAAACTCTAGAGCATGTCTATGATCCTTAGCTACATATTTGGCTTGTAGGTCTTTGTGATCTAACATTTCCCAGTCAGGTAGGTATTTAGATTTAAGGTCATCTAGGGAATCATTACCGGGTTTAAATTCTTCTACGTCATTAGATCTAAATTGACCTTCTACTATATTAATTAAGTCCCTAATGTTCATTGTGTTCTATCCTTATTGTCTATAGCGCCGCCTGTGACCCATGATGTACATGATCGATCGCCGGCACATTTAAAATGTAAAAAATTACAGTAGCCTAGATCTGCTCGGTGTATAGTGGCCATAGCATCAGCTGCTTTCTCATCGCCTTTGATACCATCTTCTATACAGGCCCACATCTTATCTGATACATCAAAAGCTGCACAGTTTCCACACTTCATAGTTTTAGCAGTCTTTTCTGTAATGCTCCAACGACGGGCTGCGTCCTTCCAATATGATTCTGGCTCCTCAGGATTAGCAGGACCGTAGTGATATTCTTCTATGGCCTTCTGACGATTCTTTAAGTTAACGTCAATGTCGTGTGTGGCGATTGGACAGCCCTTGTTGGCTGCTTCTACTATGCGGATATATTTTCTGTACATCATCTCTGTTCAATCCAACTTAGACTGGCCACGGCTTTTTTGTTGGCAGCTTTGGCGGCTATGGCAATAGTTATAGTATCGCTGACTGTGCCCATACTGCCTCGTCCTAACTGTAGATCTGCCTGGTTACTTAGGTCAATTCTAACTGCGGCGCCTGATGTGACAAATCCTGAATCAAATTGCGAGCCATCGGTGACAGCGCCTGTTGAAGTGTAGTTGTACTGTGTAAATGCGTTGGCATCTGGCATATCTGTCCAAGTGCCGTTGAGTGTAGCGTTGCGTAGAACTTTATAATAGATGTCAGTGTTGTCCAGTGTATTGGCCACGAAGTTTGTGAGAATAATAACTGCTTCTAAGTTAGTGGGTTTCATACGAACGCTGACTACAGGATAGAATGTCAATGCTGTGTCTAATGTGATACCAGTCAATGGAGTTAGTATGTTTTCCGGAATACCCTGTTTAACTAGTCGTCCTTCTACTAGTACGCTGTTAGATCCTTGATATAAATGATGTGTGCCCGCGGCACCACCAAAGTTTTCAATCTCTAATCTAATGGGTAAAAACGGAGTTCTGCTCCACGGAAATAACAGTCTATTGCCAGTGTTGAATGTGTGTATGACACGGGGCAGGCCGTTCATAATGTAACTGAATGATATCTGTCCAGCGCCATACCATTCATAATCCATGGATATCATCTGTTGTGCCAAAGGATTTGCGGTGAAGCCACTTGGACCAGCGCCGTCCAGTTTGTCCCCATTCCAGTTAGCACGAGTTATGCGTTCAGTGACTAAGGATCCAGATGCTGTACTGATTAGTACCACAGCATATTCTGGTTGGCCGTTAGCATCTAGTGTTCCACTATCTTCAAAATAAAATCCATCGGACCCATCAAACAGGCCAAATCTACGTCGAACTCCTACTACTGGCATTTCTAATCTAACTGAGAAAGTCAGTGTGTTCATGCGGCCTGCTGTATACCTCATTAC